CCGACTGTCGCGGCTGGTAGAGTAGTGACCTGCTGTGCTGCGCCTGTAAATGGGTTGATGTTAATTCCAGCAACATATGAAATGGTCGCGCCTGTGGCTTTGGCCGTTACAGTAAGGCCACCTAAAGTAGGCATTCCGCCAGAAAATACAGAGCCAGCTACCGTAAGATCGCCGCCAATCGTTGCATCATTGTTGTAGGTAGAGTTAACAGTAACCTCACCTGTTGTTGTACTGGTGGTTATGTCTTGAAAACCGTTTTGCGAACGCACTGGTCCGCTAAAAGTAGAATTACCCATAAGAATCTCCTGTCAGGGTTAAGTCAGCCGCCCAATGCAACTGTCAGGGATAGTCAAACAATACATTATGTTTTTACAAAAAGAAAGAGGCGATCCGAAGACCGCCCCAATCTAACAACTGTAATGTGTCTTACGCTCCAGGTGAGCCAAACACACAACGTGGGTCACTAAAGCCAAAGCTATAACGCTCACGAGCTTTAAATCGCATGTTGCCTGTGTCGAAGTCGGCTTCCATGTTAGTCGCAAGAGCCATCCGCTCATAGTGGATAAGACCACGAGGAGCATCGGTTAGCAGGAAGAACGCGTCCGTATCAGTCAGGAAGTCGTTGACGGCATAACCATCAGGCAACATCCCCATTGAGCGGATTGCGTTTGTGTCGTTGTCAGAAGTTCCGACGCGGAGGTTAGAAACCATCAAACGCTCTGCAACAAATTGCAGTTGGCGTGGGATAATAAGTTTCAAACCGCGTAGAGCGACTTTCAAACCACGTTCGTCAACAAAACCAGCGATGTTGATCAAAGCGTCTTCCAAGGAAGTTTCGTTCAGATCAGCAGCAGTTGATGGTTCGTTAGCGAAAGTGCCACCGTTTGTAAGCGGGTGTGAAGCGTCACAAAGTGCAACACCGTCTCCGCCAGCAGATGCACCAGCGGTGAACGCATTGTTCAGTACCGCAGCGGCTTTAACCTGCTTAGTGTGGGCCATCGAACGGGCAAGGGCGCGTGTGTAACGACTGCCGAGGCGGTCATACAAGTTGTCCTCGATTGCTTCCTCAGTAATTGAGAACGCAAGTGCGATGGTTTCGTGGTTGTACCGAGCAGTGAATGCTTCACCCGCGTCGTCAAAGTTGACGGCGGAGCCTTCCGATTTAGTCGGCGCTGCGCCGAACCCGGATAGCATAACTTCTTCCTCAAAAGCTCTATCTGAAGACTCAGTACTGTAGATTTCGGAGTGTTGATTTTCGTAGCGATCATACTCCATTCCAAACAAGGCGTTGAGACCTGGTTCTAGCTCTTTCGCTAATTGTGCGCGTGAAATAGCCATATGTTAGTCCCCCTTATACGCCGGTCGTAGAAACAGTGCCAGCAGCAATGGAGCCTGTAGGCGCATTGAAGTGGTTGTTTATACGAACGATTAGTGGAATACCAGCAGCGGTGAAATCAGCATTATCGGGGTCATCTTGGACACCCATAATCCGTAAAGCCAACGTGTTGGTAGTTGCGATTGTGTTCAGATCCGCTGTAGCAGAAGACATGCCAGTAGAAGTAGATCCACTGTTGCCTGTTGCAAGCGCGATGTTTGCAAACACGGCAGCACGAATTTCCGCTTCAGTGTTGGCCGCAGCTACTACGTTAGACGTAGCAATTGTGAACAATTGATTCGGGTCATCATACAAAAAGGCTTTGACAGGGAAGTCACTGTCTGCGCCTGATCCAGGCCAATAGTTGCCGAAGATCGTTTCACCAGTAGTCGAAGAGACATACTCACATCCGCCAAAAACACCCACGATTGATACGTTACCACCGGCCGCAGCCTGTAGATCGTCAATCACACCACCAGCAAGCGGGATAACCGCCATACCGTTGAAGATAGGGTTACTGTTGTCGGACGCAATTCTGTACTCAGTCATACCGGTCGAGTTGGTCGCTTGACCAATCTTACCAATGGGTTTTAACCCAAAGGAACCATTAGAATTTGCCATTATAGCACCTCAAGTTACTCGGAGTCTCGTGGTGATCCTCCGAAAGTTACACGACTTTGCCTATTATTACTAATCGGCATCGAAGGATGTTGATCCTTCATTAAGTCCTGATCGACAGCAACCATCTGTTCTCGGGTCCGGGTCCCGTAATACGCGGCTCTTTCATTGGCGGTCTCGACAGGCATTCGACACAACATCAGTCCCCCTTGCCCTATGACGCCTTGATACCTGCCATCATCGATGACTGGGGCTTCATAGTCTGGATACTCGTCTTTACGGACAGGTTCCCATCCTTCTCGTAGTTTGGCATGGACATTCATTTTGTCCTCCTCACCACGCATGGCAACTCTAATCCAACGATGCACATAACCTGCTGGAGGTTCTGGTGCTTCAAGGTGACTGGGCGGTGCCCAGGGTTTTCTGCGCGTTTCTGTTTCGCGTGATACGCTTTTACGCGTGGTTCTTGTATCTGTCATTGCTTAATCCTTCACATACTTAGCGTACTGTTCAAGAGGGACACCGAGCTTCTTCGCTATTGCGACTTGTGAATGCGTCAGCTTGACCGACCTGCGCCCCTGTTTACTGTTGCGGGATGCGGAGTTGCCAGCGGATGCGACCTGACTACCTCCTCCCGATCTCTTAGTCGAAAACTTCTGCGGAAACTCCGTTCGAAGCCGACGATCTATTTCACTATAGTAGTCTTCTGTGTTCGGGTCAAACCCTTCTTGGTCTACCAGTCTTCGGTGGAACGTAAACGCAGCTTGGGTCATGATCTCATCTTCCCCAAACCATGTGTTTTTCTCAGCCCAATCTTCGGCCCTAGGATCTGTTTTTCTAGGGGCTTGTTGCACCGGCTGGTTCTGGGCCTGTTGTTGAGCAACCTGTTGACGCTCAACAGCCACCTTTTGCTGTTGATCCACTCTCTGCTTTGCTGCCGAATACTTTTGTTTGTCCACGGCAATTTGAGTGAGTTGTTCTTGAGCGGCCAGTAGCCCATCAGAATCTCCCGCTTCATACGAACTTTTATACGCGTTCTTTGCAGCCTGTTCTTGGTGCCCTAAACGACTACCGTATTCGCTGAGATACCCAGTATCTACTTGCTGGACGCGGGACTTTAGTTGGTTGTTCTCGTTTAAGAGTTGCTGCGCTACCCGTACCGCTTCTTCGCGGTCGCGCTCTGCATTCTTATTACGTTCAGTTAACTTCTTAATCCGTTTCTGAACGCTCTTGCTATAATCCTGTAACTCTCCATCGTCGTCACTAGAAACAGCAACCTTTTGTTTAGAGCTACTATAATCAGAGCTACTATCAGGCGTTGACTCTTCATCACCCTCTGTCTCTACAATAATTTCTTCTTGTTCTTCAGCCATTTGGTTCTCCATTTCCTAAACGTGCTTAACGTCATCTGGGTCAAGTAGTGTTGCAATCACTTCATCGTCGTTGATGATGCGAACTTCACCACCGTCAATCTTAAAACGGGAGCCGGAGTATCGACCTATGCAAACCCATTGGCCGGCCTCACACCAAGGCGTGGAGTCGGCACCAAATTTATTAGGATCTTTATAGGCAAGGGGGCCTAACCGTAAAACGTAGCTAACCACCGTAGCGACTGACTCTCGCTCCCGCACCTCATCAGGTATGTAAAGACCAGAAGCAGTCTTAGATTTACCTTGGTACGGCATAACAAGAATCCGCCAACCCGTTGGTTGCGGAAGTCTTTCGATTAAAGATTTGTCTATAAGGGAAGGGTCTAAGACCCTAGCGTCAACATATGCGCTCTCAACAGAGGAATCGTCAGAGGCTTCAGCCTTGCGATCCTTGTTCATTTTCTGCGCGACATGGTCAGGAAGATATAATTTCTTCGACATAATCTGCGTTCTTCTCCAGCAGGGCCCTGATTTCAGCTCTAGCGAAAGAGAGGCCCCGTACCTCTCCCACCATCATCTTATAAGTTTCCCAATCTTTGGCATTGCCTTGGGAAAGAGACTCGGCCATTTCTAGCTCGCGTTTCTCCAACAACCTATACATATGTTTTGCGAAGTCAACAACATCCATTATAGGATGTCCTTATAATCTTCTTGTGATTCATTTGTGATTGGACCACCTTGAGACCAACTGTCACAAACATATTCTGTAGCACAAACAAATTTATATACCTGGCAATACCCTAGCTCTCCTGAGTCATCGCCTATGCACTCAAGTGTTTCAGAGGTTTGGTTATACGAGGAGCATACACCGCAGGCTTCTTCGCTTACGGACTCTCTGTAATTGCCTTCACTCTCAGCATACATCTTGTTTACATCGTTGACCTCTTGGTCCTGCGTTGCAACAGGGCATCGAGAACTGTCGTCCTCACCACCCTGCATCTTATCCACCAACATTCCATCTGGCAGGATACTTATCATAATTGTAGGCATTATTCAGTCTCCTCTGTCTCGTTGTATATGTTATCAAAGATGCGGTTAACGTCTAACGTATAGTCTAAATCAGATTTTGAATAGTGGATATTCTGTGACGGACGGAAGTCAGGAGCGCCTTCCCCCGTATTAAACCACGCCGGATGAGTGACACGAACACGGTTATTAGGCAATGCTACAATGTTGCCGGTGTACTCGCCTGCATCTAACAACTCTAGCACATGACTTTGTTTGTGTTGCGCTGGGTCATCAGCAATCTCACTTTCCGTATAATCAACAGTAAACATATATTTAGCGGGGTAGAACTCACTTCCCACCTTCGCAAGCCAAGGACAAGGTGTAGCTCTATCCATTTGGTAAACAGCATGCGTGTGAGACGAACAGTCCCAAGGCTGCGCTTCATGCACAGGCATTGGTGTAGGCCACTCCTCATAGGGTGTATCCGCAACCAACGCTGTGATAGGCATCCGAGCCCACATGGCGCCACCATGAACATTAGGTTCCCCCTCCATCTCGGCCTCACATCCAGTGAAGATAACTTGGAAGCTTAAACACCTGTTAGGCATAGTGGTGACAGCAATTGCCATCGCATGTAAAAATTCCCCGTGGTACTCAGTATGATTGTGTGTGTACTCACGCCGCACCCAACATTTAAAATGCGGGATGTTACTTTGTAGATATGGCATTAATAAGTTTTACCCCTGTTTGCATTATCTCTTACGTCTCCACGACGTAACTGCACCAACCCGCCGTTAGCCATACCCTTAGACATTACCTTGCCGCCACGGGCATAACCCTTGGTCATTACCTTGCCGCCTTTAGCCATACCTTTAGGCTTAACCATGCCGCCTTTAGCCATTCCTTTGGATTTAACCATGCCGCCTTTAGCCATTCCTTTGGATTTAACCATGCCACCTTTAGCTATTCCTTTAGATTTAACCATGCCGCCACCCTTCATCATCTGAAAGTCTGCGCCAGAGATTTCTCCGTCTTTATTCTTGTCAAGTTTTTGTTGTTTACCAGTAAGTGCCATGGTTTTTCTCCTATACCATCAGTTCAAAATGTGGGCCGTCAATGAAGGGTCTACGGCCTTGTGTTCTACGTTCGTCAATGTAACTGTTCATGGCATCTTCCATAGAGCCACCTTGAAACTGAGCTATATTTGACACTGTCCATGCGGCCCCCCAACGAATAGGAACATCAACCTCACGGGCAGCTTCGGCCATAGCATCAGCAATGTCATCATAAAGATTCAATTCCCAAGACGCACGGCTACCAATATAAGCCATTAAATCAACGGCATAGCCTTGGAGATGTTTGGACTTCATCGTTTGCGATGCGCCCTTGGCAACTAAAGCCTTTTGTTCTTCCATAGTTCTCATGCCACAGATCACGCCGAAATCAATCTTAGTTCGGTGGATGGCCGATTTGACAACCGCAACAAGCCGTGGATCTAAACCCTCCAGCTTGGCCTCGCTTCTCGAGCTTAGTTTACACGCCATCTTTTCTTTCCTTTAAATAATAACCGTTCTCCCAATTATCACAGTGGGCAACACGATGTCCTTCTCTATAACCGTGAGTGTGTTTCTTACCGCACTCAGGGCAATTAAAAGTTAAAAGATTAGTGGGTCCGTTTAAAGCGCAGTTAGCAGTTTCTTTTACCGCAAAAACTGTTGGTATATTATTCATTTCTGTATCCTCACGTTTAGGCAGGCAACGATCATATTGGTGTTTGTAACCATAATTTTTGCCTGTTCTTTATATTGTTCACATATAGTTCTACTCTCAAAACTATTTAATTGATAGTATTGTAACGGCATACCCGTAACCAACTGCATCCAAACCAACACCCACATTACTTAGCTTTTTGCTTGCGGGTCTTCGGCTTGTTCTTAGAACCTTTGGGTCGCCCACGTTTGACCGGTGTCTTTTGTTTCGCAGGCTCTCCCATCAACAACGACCGCCAGTAAGAGGTTGTAAACCATTTCATTTTATAAACTCCTTACTTAGTTAAACCTTTAGTCTTTTCGTAGCTGCGAAGTCCACCAATTCCAAGCATCCCAAGCAACACCGTCATAAGAGAACCCATGTCAAACTCAGGCAGCGGAGGTATTTCAACGCCGGAAATCGTCACTACAAATATAATCAACGGGCAAAGTATAAAGTGATATAGCAACGCAAAGCCACAGGTCCAGCCCACAAAAGGACGCCATCCTCCCTTGAACAAACTACCCGAAGCCGCCTCTGCCTTGTTGATCTCCAACTGAGCAAGCAACGCCTGCTGGGCGTGGGTGTCAGACATCGTAGCTATCTCGTGAGCCAGCTTGGCTTTCATATCAGAGTCGGGAATTACTTTATCCAAGATGCCCGTGACAGGGCCGATTAAAGAACTAATAAGGCTCATTTCTTTCTCTTCTTTTTTAACACGGTCTTCAGCGTTTTAGCTTGACCTGCGTGTGACTTAGATGCTTTCTCCAAACCTTTTATAACTTTTTTAATTGTTTTGTTAGACATTATCTATCTCCCTGTTCTTTCTCATACGATATAGAAGCTTTTTTGTCAGCCTTTGCAGAGTATGCATTGAAGCCCATAAACGCCGCTACGACACCAGACGCAGCAATTACATACACACTAGCGATGTCAGTGATAAGGCTGGCCGCTTTATCAAACCCTAGTACAGAGGCAAGCAGAATAATGAACGGGTAGATTAACATGCCAGCCAAAGCAAAGCCTGTGAACGACCGTTCGGCATTGCGCTTCAAGTCTTCATCATCGATGCGCCTGCGACGATCCTCCAACTCCAAAAGCGCCCACTCACTTTTTTCTATAGCGCCGTTTTTATTTGTGTCCGCCTTTTCAAACTCAGTCATGTTCGGCTCCAAGATTTTGCAAACTTAATCGCAATGTTTTTATCACGGGTTATTATGACAACTTTTCCGTTTTTGTCTAGAACGACCCACTTTCGCTTGTATTCTAAAAGGAACACTCACCATTTGCCTTGTTTCGCACCAATGAGATATACAGCAACAGCTAAGACACCCGCTCCAGCAAACACACACAGAAGACCCACAGCCCAGTTAATACAGTTGTCTATAAATTCTTGCTTCTTATACACAAGCTCCCGTTGTTCTTTTCGCTGTTGAGCTTCAATGCGAACAATTTCGTCCCAAGCAGATGGACCATAAGTCCAACTAATATGGGCGCGAAGGTCTTCTCTCATTTCTGCCAAGCGTTTTTTTTGAGACCAAATGTCTAACGCGGTAGCCTGCGTGTCACTAAACATCTTGTACATGGGAGGTTTTTGGGCTTTTTGATCTAAGAAGTCTAAGTCACTGCAAGCCTTGCTCCACTGTGAGATCGTGCCAGCCATACCACTTATTTCACGCCCGACGGATACAGCTTTCTTTATACCAGAATATGCCGCAGAGGCTGCGGCCATGGCTGAAATAGGATCAATCATTGTACGCCGCCTCTATATTTAGGTTTATCCCCTACGATTCATCCCTTGCCGCTGAACCTCTATCCGTTCACGATTAACATCGTTGCGATTACCCGCGATGTCTTCTGAGCTTTCGATACGAGCGGCGTCTGTTACAGCACGTTGCTCCATCTTCGCAGCCTCTAGCAGTAACTCGGACTTGTCGGTGCTGGCCTTGCGATCAGCATCTTGCTTTTTAATCTGCAACTCTTGCATACGAATCTGCACCAACGGATCTGCCATAGCGTCCTGTCCTGGTGGAATAAGATCGGCTAATGTTTCCTGCATGATCTCTAGCTGTTGAATAGCAACAAGCTTTTCCATCTCCGCAGGGTTTTGCATGTTCTGTTGGACTTCCGCGATCTGTTGTTGCGCCGCGTTGGGATCAACATTGCCCATCTGAACTTGTTCTTGTACCTTTATGATTAAGTTTTCAATCTCTTGGGTTACAGACAGACGCGCCTTCATACCAATATGCTCAAGTAGGTGAGCATAAAACGTTCCCATAACCTGCGGTGAGGTCGTAACCAAA